GAGGTGAGCGAGCCCGAGCCCGTCCGCGAGCCCGTCGTGGTGCGTCCGAAGTTCCCGCAAAACGAGAGTCGCCCGGCGGCTGTGGAGCGAGGCCACGCCCCTGCAACAGCCGTTGATAGCCACGCGCAGCAGACGGCACAGCCGCCGGCCACTCCGGAGACCTTGACCAATAGCGTCAAGGGGCAGCCGACCGCCGTGGCACAGGCGACGCCGGCCGACATGGAGAGGTCGCGTGCCTCGGTCAACAGGACCGGCGACACGGCGAAGCTCGAGCAGATGCGTGACATCACCGAGCAGCGGCTCAAGAGCGGGTTCTATACGGCGGCCCAGGCCGACGAGTTGTTCAACCTCATCAGCGGAAAGCTCGACTGGCTGACCAGCGAGACCGAGGACAGCGGCCAGGAGTTCACCCACGAGGCCGCCGAGCACGAGGTGCAGTCGTGAGCGAAGACCCTTCCATCCTCGTGCCAGTTGATGACGCCATCCGGCTCATCATCACGGCGACTGACTTCCACCAAGCAAGCCGTATCCGCAACGGTGTGGCGTATGCCGCGATGAAGCGGCTTCGCCCCAACGCTGACGCGGAAGCGTGCGAAGAGGCGTACTACGACCGCTGGGGGAAGGACATCGCCAACTTCCGCCAGGGGCCGATTGAGCCGCTGCAATTCACCGGAGACTGACACAGCGGGCACGCGGTTGCCCTAGCGGCTCCCATCGTGGCCGCATCCGCAGGCAGGCACCGAGAGCCTTCGTATTCCAGTGCTGCCGCAGCCCTTCCTCCCAAGGGTGAAGCGACCGCCGGCCCGGCGTCACAGGGCTAATACACGAAAGGAATCGCAAGGTGAAACGGGTTTGCAACCGCTGCAACGCATCACGCCCGGCCAGCGTCACGCTGTGCCGCAAGTGCGGATGCCCTGAGTTTCGGGTCAAGGAGGGTTCGAAATGATTGCTTCGACCAGCAAGACATACACCGAGTTCCTGGCTGACAAGCAGCAGGTAGACGGCGACTACGGGTTCACGCCCGGCTTCATGCCTGACTGGCTTTTCGACTACCAGCGGAACCTCGTTGAGTGGGCGTGCCGCAAAGGACGAGCCGCCATCTTCGCGGACTGCGGCATGGGCAAGACTCCCATGCAACTCGTCTGGGCAGAGAACATCCGGCGGCAAACGGGCAAGCCGGCGCTCATCCTGACGCCGCTCGCCGTGAGCTATCAGACGGTCGCGGAGGCCGAGCGTTTCGGTATCGAGGCCACGCGGTCATCTGGCGGCAAGCCGACCGCAGGCATCGTCGTGACGAACTACGAACGGCTGCACCATCACGACCAGGCCCACTACGGCGGCGTGGTATGCGACGAGTCGAGCATCTTGAAGAACTTTGACGGGGCAACGAAAGCCGCTGTCACCGAGTTCATGCGGCTGATTCCGTACCGACTGCTGTGCACGGCGACTGCCGCCCCGAACGACTACCACGAGCTCGGCACGTCCAGCGAAGCCCTTGGATACCTTGGGTATCAAGACATGCTTTCGCGGTTCTTCAAAGAGGATGTCATCAAGGACTACCTCGGCTGGGGCCGCAAGAGCTACCGCTTTCGCGGGCACGCGGAGGAACCTTTTTGGCGGTGGGTTTGCTCGTGGGCCAGAGCGTGCCGCAAGCCAAGCGACCTGGGCTTTGATGACGGCAAGCTCGTACTGCCGCCGCTCCGCGAGCACGAGCACGTCGTGCACAGCAGCAAGACGCGGTCGGGAATGCTGTTCTCCCTGCCGGCCGAGTCTCTGCAAGAGCAACGCGAAGAGCGACGCATCACGCTCGAGGACCGATGCGATGCTGCGGCACAGCTCGTCAGCGGCCACGCCGGGGCGTCAGTCATTTGGTGCCATCTCAACGACGAAGGCGACCGGCTGGAAGGCATCCTGCAGGACTGCCGCCAGGTCAGCGGTTCGCAGAGCGAAGAGGAGAAGGAAGAGATTTTGCTCGCCTTCCAGAAGGGCGAGATCCGGCGACTCGTCACGAAGCCGAAAATCGGATGCTTCGGATTGAATTGGCAGCACTGCCACAACGTCGTGACGTTCGCCTCCCACTCATGGGAGCAGTATTACCAGGCTGTTCGCCGCTGCTGGCGGTTCGGCCAGACGAAGCCGGTTGACGTTCACCTCATCGCCACGGAAGGCGAAGTCGGCGTGCTCGCCAATCTTCGCCGCAAGGCTGACGGTGCCGACCGCATGTTCGAAGCACTTGTGCGGCACATGGGCAACGCCATGGCCGTGGACCACAGAAGGGTTTTCCCACACAGCGAAAGGATTCCGCAATGGCTGTCAGCGACCAAGTAATCACCGACCAATACGCCATCTACAACGGCGACTGCTGCGAAGTGCTGCAGAGCATCCCGAGCGAGTCGGTGCATCTGTCCGTCTATTCGCCGCCGTTCGCGGCGGATGGTGCCGGGTGTCTGTACCACTACTCCAGTTCCGAACGTGACCTGTCGAACTGCCGCAGTCACCAAGAGTTCTTTGACCACTACGCCTTCGTCGTGGGCGAGATCCACCGCGTGACCATGCCGGGTCGGCTGTCTGCCGTGCACTGCATGGACATCCCGCGAAAGACCTCGCCCGGTGGGCTCATCGACTTCCCCGGCGAAATCATCCGCCTGCACGAGTCGCTCGGCTGGCGGTTCTGGTGCCGGCACTTCGTGTGGAAGGAGCCGCTGGGCGTCCGCAATCGCACGATGGCGAAGGGGCTTGCTCACAAGCAGGTGGTTACGGACTCCAGCCTGTGCGATGTGGCTTCGGCCGATTGCGTGCTGCTCTTCCGCAAGGACGGCGACAACCCGGTGCCGGTGGTCAACCCGAATGGGCTCTTTGAGTACGCGGGTGCTCGGGAGATTCCTGCCGAGTTGCTGACCTATCGCGGGCACAAGGGCAAGCAGATTGAGAACCGCTACAGCCATTGGATTTGGCGGCAGTATGCGTCGGCGTTTTGGGATGACATCCGGCTCGAGCGGACCCTGCCTTACAAGCAGGCCCGCGAAGAGGATGACGAGCGGCACATGCACCCGCTCCAGCTCGACGTTGTCGAGCGGATTGTGCACCTCCGTAGTCTGCCTGGCGAGACGGTGCTGACGCCCTTCATGGGAGTTGGCAGCGAAGCCTACGGGGCGGTGCTCAATGGACGCCGGGCGATTGGCGTCGAACTGAAGCCGGCCTACTACCGCCAGGCGGTGAAGAACATGGAAGAGGCTGCGAAGGGCCGCAAGCAAGAGGCGAGCCTGTTCGACCAAGAGGAGGCGGTGGCATGAGCGACACCATCGGCACCTACTACTACCAGCCCGAGAAGCCGCAGCCGGCCGACTTGCTGGTTAATCCTCCGTTCGCGTGCGACCGGGAACATCAACCGGCGTGCGGCACTGGGGCGTTTTTGGTTGAGGCGGCAAAGGCGATTGAGGAGGGCAAGGCATGACCAACTCGACAACCCTGGCCCGAATCAGCGAAGCCATGAAGGCCCTGTCGGCAGCCAAGACGCTTGATGACGTGCTCCAAATCCGCGACCAGGCGGAAGCACTGCGGGTCTACGTCAAGGCGGCGTCAGACAGCCTCGAAGCCGCGAACGCCGCAGCGGAAATCAAGCTGCGGGCGGAACGGAAGGCTGGGGAGATGCTGGCGGAAAAGGTTAAACGCGGCGGTGACAGGTCAAACTCCCACGATGGGAGTTTGCTTGGCGAGCTCGGGCTCAACTGGAACCAGTCTGCAAGATGGCAACGCGCGGCGACTGTAGGCGATGACGATTTTGACGCATACCTCCGCGAATGCCAGAAGCACCGCCGCGAGGTAACGCAAGCCGGCTTGCTGAAAATCGCAAACGGGGCACACGTCGGAAACAACAGCGGAAACAGCGAGTGGTACACGCCGCAAAAGTACGTTGAAGCCGTCCATGAGGTGATGGGATTCATCGACACCGACCCGTGCTCGTGCGAAGCGGCGAACGAAGTCGTGCGGGCCGAGACGTTCTACACGGAAGAGCAGGACGGGCTGCAGCAGGAATGGCACGGCTGCGTCTACGTGAACCCGCCATACGGTGACGGCACCGTTGAGGAGTTCGCCGTCAAGCTGCTGCTGGAACTGGACGCGGGCCGGGCCACCAAGGCGATTTTCTTGGTGAACAACTGCACCGAGACGAAGTGGTTTCAAACGCTCGTTTCGCACGCTGCGGCAGTCTGTTTCCCCTGCGGCCGGATCTCGTTTTGGAGCCCTGACCGGGCATCGAAAACGCCGCTCCAGGGGCAGGCAATTCTCTACTTCGGCACGAACGCGAAGCGGTTTAAGCGTGTTTTTAGCGGCATCGGGTTTACGTCACTGGTTCGATAGGAGCGATGGCATGGAGGCCGTCATGAGTTGTGAAGAGTACGCGGCGTCATGGGCGTATAAGGCCGTCCGCGAGCATCTATTTCGCGTGCATGGAAAGCAGTTCGAGATCGTTCCGGTGCCGAACGGAATCCCCATGCAACACCGATACGGCGACTACTGGGCAAGAAACATTGAGTCGAAGTTGGTTCTTCCAACAGAGCTCAAGTCAGAGATGAGACACACCGGGAACCTCGCCATTGAGGTTTGGAGCGATGAGCCGAACTTCGTTCCTGGGTGGCTGACGCATTACGCGGACCACGTTCAGTTGATTTACGCCTTCAACGACAAGCACATCGCGTACTGCTGCCGCATGGGTGCATTGCGAAAGTGGGCCAACGGAAGCCCTAAGTACATCGAAGGCATGACGCATCTTCCGCGACGAAGGATTGAGCAGTTCAAAGAACTTGTGCCCCACCGCGACCAGCGGAACGTGACGGTGTTCCGGCTTGTTCCAGTGTCCGTTTTCCTGGCTGAAGTCGATGGCGCGATGGAACTGCACGCCAGCGTGGAGGATTTCTGATGGCCGGTGAATGGATACCCATTGACTGCAACCTCGGCACGAAGCCCGAGGTGCTCGAGGTGGCTGCGGCGACTCACGAACCTATTGAGGTCGTGGTCGGACGGATGGTCCGCCTGTGGTCGTGGGCTTGGCACGTGACGGCAGACGGCACGATTCGCGTGCCCAGGTCGATGCTCGCCACGGTGGCCGGCGGTGACGAAACCTTCTGGTCTGCTGTTGAGCGGGCCGGTTGGCTGGCGTCCACCGACGATTCCATCACCATCCCAGGGTGGGAAGAAAGGTTCGGAAATGCCGCAAAAAGGCGGCTTTTGGACGCTCGGGCGAAGTCTGTCCGCAGGTTGTCCGCATCTTGTCCGCATGACAAGCGGACAGATTGCGGACTAGAGGAGAGGAGAGGAGAAGAGAAGAGAGAAGAATACATACCGGCTGCGCCGGTTCCCACGAGCAAGCCGGCAAAGCCGTCTAGCTCGCGGGCGAAGCCTGCCGTGGCGTGGGATTCGGAATCCGGCTGGACGGGCATCACGGACGCCGACCGGCAGGAATGGGCATCCGCCTTCCCTGGTGCCGTTCTCGACCAGGAGCTTGCCAAGGCGACTGCCTGGCTGCGGGCGAACCCGAAACGGGCGGGACGCCTCAACTGGCGGCGGTTCCTCGTGAACTGGCTGCAGCGTTGCCAGGACAAGGGCGGCACGCTCCGCGAGCCTGGACGCCGCCCAGATGAGAAGCCGCCCCCGAAGGCGTGGAAGGACCAGTACCGACCAGCCCCGTATCGACGGCCGCACGAAGTCGCGGCGCTTGCCAACGTGTTGAAACTCAAGGAGGAGGACGAATGACCATGACCGACACCGCAACCGAAACCACCCCCGAAAAGCCGCCGCTTCCGCCGACGCCGCGCCAGTTGGAGATCCTGGCGTTCATCGAATCGCGTCAGCGGTTGACCGGCCCGACAATCCGCGAAATCTGCCGAGAGTTTGGATTCCGTTCGCCGCATGGTGCGGTCTGCCATCTCGACGCCCTGGAGAAGAAGGGCCTCATTCGCCGTCTGCCGAACGTCTCGCGTGGAATCGAGGTGGTGCGATGAAGCGTCGCCGCGTTTGCCCCGAGCTTGTCGCCAATGCGTGCCTGGCTCATGCGTGGGATGAGTCGTGCGATGACGAGTCGCGTGCCCTGCTGGAGCGTGCACACGATGTCATCAAGAACCTCATGGCCCGGTGCATCGCCACGGCCAAGGTCTTGGAGGTGGTGGAAGCCGAAATGGCTTCGATGAAGTTCCCGCTTTTGGGTGATGACCCAGGGATGGGGCTATGACGCTCGCCGACTGGACCCTCATCTGCATCGGTCACATCGTTCTCGCCAGCACTTTCGTGCTAGGCGTGTTGGTTG